TTATTTATAGCTGCTTATACACTTTATATCAATATCTATACTTTCAACTTGTTCCTCGACGATATCAGGTATTTCATCGTTACATTCAATCCTATAATATTCATTTTCTTTCATACCCCGAATTTCATAATACTTGCTTTGTCCGTAAATATGAATGTGTTCTCCGTCCCACCAATGGAGAGAAAAAACCTCTCTGTTTTCTTTATTGATAGGTACAGATATCTTTACCGGTTCGTATTTTTCTGATGCCGGAATTGTCGTTGTTTTTCTTGAAATCCAAAAATCTAATGTTAGATCATGATATCGAGAGGGATAAAACCACAATTCATAATATTTTTGTACTTCTTTTTCAGGTTCTTTTGGTTCGTTTTCTTTGGTATTATTGCAAGACAATAACAATAGAGGTAAAAGAAACAGTACTATTTTTTTCATAATGGTTATTTTTTGTTGGTTAGTAATTCAATCATTTTTTCTTGTGAATCAATAATTTTTTCAAGGTCCTTAATACGTTGTTTTAGTGCCTTTACTTCGGGAGATGTGAAAACGATTCGATTGCCATTTCCTATACCTCCTATGTGGTTTTGATTACCCGATACTGTTACAGAACTGGCATCGTCAAAAAAAGAGGACGGAGAAACACCTAACAACTCGCAAATTTTTTCATAAACATTTAAGGATAATGTTTCTCTTTGTAAAGATTGATGAAATCCAACCTCTGACATTCCTACTATTTCAGCACATTGTTTGATTGTGTAGTTGCTTTTCTTTATTTCATCTTTTAAATCCTTGTAATTCATATTTTTACATATTATTCTATTATGAAATAGTATATTTTAACATATAATCTATCTTAATAAATTAAGATATATCTATATTTGTCGTGTGTAATCCTACACAAAATAAGTAAAACAACACAAAACAAACAAAAAAAGATATGAAAAAGACGACAGACACAACGAACAACGACAGGCTGTTAGCGTGGCTTTCGACAATCCCGGTCGGCATATTCCCGGAAATCAGGGAACAGATCATGCGGGATTGCGGAATATCTCGCTATGTGCTCTCTTATTGGCTGAGTGGACGCACGAAAATTCCCTATCTCGCCATGCAGAAGATAGAGAATATCGCCGGTAAAAGAATATTCGAATACTAACCATAAAATAAAAGTATATGAAACAAGCAGGATTTTATATGATTTATGTAGAGGGAGGAAATAGCCCTACATACAAGCACGATTCATTCGAAAGTGCATCGAAAGAGGCTTATCGTTTGGCCGGAACAACCGGTAAAGAGGTTTTTATTCTTTCTACCGTCGCTTCATGCAAAAAAGAGATCATAATCATAGGGGCCTGTAAGCCGGAAGATGATAATCTACCCTTTTAACCAAACAAATTACTAACCAATAAATTATTAAACGTATGAAAATTATTGATTACAAAAGAGGAAATGACGAAGGCGGCATCCTCATTAACGGAAAAGACCAGTATATCGCGGTCACGGTGAGCACAAGCAAGAAATTCAAATCCTTGCGGGGTGCTCAAAAGTTTTTGGAAAGCTATGGGTACAAAGAAGTGAGAGGTAAACATTCTATCGGAGGAACTCAGTACAGATCGAAGGATCGCAACAGCCGTGCAGAAATCTATCCGGGTGGACAAGATGAATACGGGAGAGACCTTTTCCGGGTAGAATTGAGAGAGGATAACGGGCATGTAGAAGAACTCTACATGACAAAAACCAAGTTGAATCGATGGCTGGATCAATTCGGATTTAAACCGTCTCATCAAATCGGGAAATCTCGTAGTGGTCGAAAGCCACGGGTGAGAGGCTTCCATGATGAATGGTATGTGGTGATTGAGAAGAATCTCCCAAGAAGGACAAGCCGAATGATCGATTACGACTACGGGGAAGAAAATATGTACGACAATGTTGTCATGAAGATCTTAGACTGGGCCTATGACAACAACGACAAAGCCCTTATTAAGTCTCTGAACAATTTAAAAACCTCAAAAGATTTTGTGAAGCGAACCGGTTCTAAAATACCGTATGGATACTCGACGGACATATACGGCGATAAAGAATGGGAGATACTCGAAGTGTCGAAGGAGAATTTCGAAGAGCTGGGAGAGGAATACCCAGACATCTACGACCGATTTAAAGATGTTTTTGACGAAGAAGATATAGATTATTAACCCCTTAACTGTCTGACACTATTATATGGAACCATCGAAATTATACAGAGGTAGAGATGCCGCGGGAATCTGGCATTACGGATATTTAGTCGAACAATGGATTTACGGCATAGAAAAGAAATACGTACAGGTAGACGTCGCCACCGTTGGGAAAGCCATCGATGTGGAAGATAAAACAGGAACCCCCATCTACACCGGCGACACTTTCGAATACAAGGGATATAAATTCGTAGTCGAGTACGATAAAGACGGAGCCGGGTATGTCGGCAAAGGAATAGACAACCCCACTTACCAGATATCCGGCTATGACTTGAAGCGAATGATCATTACCGGAAACATTCACGATTAAAGCTATTCAAAATGGAAAAGGCACAAGTTATAATGGACTTGCTACTAATAGGATCTCTGCAAATATGTGCATTACTCCTCATTATAGCACTATCTATATTGATATACAAAATTTTAAAGGATAAATAAACACTGACATTATGGAAACGAAGAAAAAACAAAATACAAGCGAGATATTCAACTCTTTTGTAAATACAATAAGAACAGATAAGGACGTTCTATCAACTATTGTTTTGATAGAAACAAAAGTTGATAGGCTTATACATGTAGAAGGGGGAGGCAAAAGATATTGCCAGACCGTTATTCGAACTATGTAAAGCGGTTCCACAAATCAAACATGTATTGGAAGTCGTATTGTTAATATTGGAGGAAGAGAAACAGGAAAAAGTAACCGATGAATCGAATTAAAGCACTATTTATCCTTCTTTTCCTCGCCTCCTGCATACCGAAGGAAATACCGGAAGAACCGCCTTTTCCGGACAACGAACGTCCGGGAATGAACATCACCATAGACACGACCGAAATTGTCGTTAAAAACGATACCATTCTGTTATGACACGATTAGAAGAATATCTCAATACCCGTTTGGCTAATATCGGGCTCTCTGCCACTGAAAACAAACGAACCCTATACTACTCCGGTCAACCGAAAGAAGTACCCGTTATCGGGCTGAATGAGCGCAAACAGGCCATTACATTACCCTATTGCGATCCAAACGGAGAAGTCGCCACTTATGAATACGAAGGCCGGCAAATCCCCTTCGAGCGTCTCCGGTACATGGAACCGCAGGAGTACGAGGATAAAGACGGGAAGAAAAAGACGATGCGGTACAGCCAGCCGCCGAAAACCGGTGTATATACCTACATGACGCCCGGCATAGTCAGAAGATACCGGTTAGCCGAGAAAATAAAGACACTGTTTATCGTCGAGGGCGAAATCAAAGCCCTTTCCGGAGATGTGCTGGGGCTTCCCATGATAGGGATAGGCGGTATTCAAAACATCAAGGATAAGGAGAACAACACGATCGACGACTACATACGAATGATTATCGATCGCTGTAAGCCCGACAACGTGGCGCTGCTTTTCGACGCCGACCTGCTCGATGTGAAATATTCAGAGGATAAAGATCTGGCTACCCGGCTGCAAAACTTTTGCTCCGCCGTCATAAACTTTATGGAGTACATGAAGCCTTTCGATGTCGATTTGTATTTCTCCCATATAGCCACCAAATACAGCGAATCGGCAAAAGGTTTGGACGATTTGATCGCCACGCTGAAACCCAAGAAGAAAGAAAAATTGGTCGAGGAACTGAACGACTTGATTACCGGCAGGAAAGATTTTATAAACTGCATGGCACTTTCTCCCGGTATCAAATACAAGCTCGAAAAATACTTCTTCCTCGACAACGTGGCGAATTTCTACGAGAATTATAAAGCCATATTGGAGGATAGGATATTCAAGTGGAAAGGAGCCTCTTATTACTTCAACGGAGAAAAAGTGATAAGGGACAACCTCTCCAAAGCCAAGATGTTTATCAAGGTGGCCGACCAGTATTATAGAAAGTGCATCATTTTCGATGAAGACAGGGACGAAGAGAGAAAACGCCCCATCACAAAATTGATCAGATATAACGAAGGGGCTGTGAAACAAGAGGTAAAGGACATATCACTTATACCCCGTTACCAGATGTTTTACAACGATCCCGACAACACCAGCGGGTACAAGCGTATAAAAACGGACACATACGAAGGCATAGAGACGACAAGGTACAACCTCTATAATCCGGTATTCCACAGTATAAGACCGGGTAGCTGGAAAACGATAGAATCCTTTTTGCGGCATATCTTTTCCGATACCAATTTAGAGGGGGAAACGATGTATGAGTTCGGATTAGACTACATACAACACACCTTTTTCGAGCCTAAGAAAAAGATGCCGGTTCTCTGCTTTGTATCTAAGGAAAGAAATACGGGCAAATCTACCTTCTTGTACTTCATGCGGGAAATCTTCCAAGAGAATGTTATCGTCGTTGATTCCGACCGCCTGAACAGCCAGTTCACCAGTTCGTACGCCGGCAAATTGATAGTCGGTGTAGAAGAAGCCTTTGTAGGCGAAAAAAGAACGGATATCAAGGAAAAGATAAAGAATTGGGCGACCAATCCCAAGATGTTGACGGAGCAGAAAGGGAAAGACGCCAGCGAGATAGAAAACTACATGCACATCATCGTATGCTCGAACAACGAAACGAACTTCATGCAGATAGACGAAGGCGAGAATCGCTATGCCGTCCTGAAAGTAAGCCCTCTTGAAAAAGACGATCCGGAAATCATGGAGAAGATGAGAAAGGAAATCGGGGCATTCCTGTACTACCTTTCAAACAGGAAATATTATTATAATTATAAAAAGTCGAGAATGGGATTCAAGCCGGAAGTATATATGACGGAAAGTTTGATCCGAGTACAGGAGCGCACGGAAAACAAAGCCGTTAAAGAGATAAAGGACTTTATCCGGCAGAGCTTCATCGATTACGAAACCGTTGAATTATATTATTCTCCGAAAGATCTTGCGATAGAAATCAACCAAGTGGGAGGATTCACCATATCGAAATCGACGATCATAGATTTTCTGAAATACGATTTGAACATCAAGCCGGAACCCATGATGCGGTATGACTACTATGTGATGAAAGCGGATCCCAATACAGGGACGATAAGACCGGAAAAGGGTGGAACCAAGACCGGAAGGCCCTATAAATTCGAACGGAAAGATTTTATAAAGGAGGAATAAAAGATGAATCTCTTTCAAAACGAAATAGAACAACAAGCCATTAACCGCATTCAAAAATTCGCAAAAATAGCGGAAGTAATGGGATTTGATATCTGTTTAGGATTTTCAGGAGGGAAAGACAGCCAAGTTTGTTTCGATCTCTGTAAAAGAGCAGGCATCAATTTCAAAGCCTATTATAATCATGCCTTCGAAAGCCATGTAACAAGAAAGTTTATCCGGGAAAATTATCCCGAAGTAATAAGGCGTAGAGACTATAAATTTGGATTTATAGAAAACATATATGTAAACCATCATGGTTTTTTGCCTACGGTAGAAGCTGCATATTGTTGTACCGAATACAAACACAATGCTAAATATGTAGATAAATGTTCTATCGTCGGAGTTCGTAAAGCAGAAAGTTTTAGACGCAGAGCAAGAACTACATTCGAAATCAAAAACAAGACACTTTTGAAGAAAAATAAAGAGTTAATCGATAGTTATTTTGAGGAACATTGCCAGTCGACAGGAGCAAGCAACATAATACAATTAAAGCCTATTATTGACTGGACGGATAATGATGTTTGGGATTATATGAGAAAATATAAATTGCCCATTAACCCAGAATATAAACATAGTAAAAGGGTAGGATGCTTGGTTTGTCCGAAAGCAAATATTAAATCGAACGCTTATTATCTTATTAAGATGCCGGGGCTCATCGATGCATTTATTCGAGCAAAAAAATATGAGAATAACGATTGGATAATTACAAACGATAACAAAGATTATACAGACGATAAAGTCCAATATATCATAAGATGGTTAAATCATTCGTTCAGACCCTTTACCAAATCCCAATATGAGATATATCTAAAAATTAGAGAAGCATATAATGAGTATAAATGTAATAAAGGAAATAAGCCATGAAAGAAAAGGAAAAAATCGACTGGTTGAAATCACATTGTTTTTCTGAGTTCGCCAGTATGTACGGAAAAGTGTTCGATGATTTGTCCGAGACTCAACCTATATTTTGCGTTTGTGGAAAAATAGCAACCGGTCTACATGAACGAACCTGTAAAAAATTCGACAACAAAGTAGAAAGAGAAGTTCTTAGAAGACTCGCACACTTATTACCCTATTACTTAACACGTAAAAAATTGAGATATGGAAGTAAACGAAATCATGGAAGCGGTACGCAGGATGCGGAACTACCAGAAGAAAGCCGCCGGTAAAAGAAATGATTACCGGTTTCAAGATGATCGACGACAGGCTGAGAAAGAAGTAGACCGGTTAATCAAAGAATGGGAGGACAAAGAATTTCATAAACGACAAACACAATTATTCTAATCTTTTGAGGTCGCAAATCATGACCTCAAAAAAAACCGATTTGATATCACAAATTGTGATTTCAAATCGGTTAAAACTGTTTTAATTGCCTGACTCATTCTTCCGGTGGAGTGTAGAACCCGATTCTCGCACGGGATTTCTCACGCTCCTTGCTTTTATTGGATTGCAGTTCGGCGAGAGTTTCGTTAATGAGTTCAAGCTGCATGCGGGTATCTTCATTAACATCGTTGTAGTCGGCAAATACTTCCTCGATATATTCTTTGAGTTCTTTTACTTCTTGTTGGAGTTTTTCTACCGGACTTGAAATCGGTGTTGATAACATTTGACGAATAGCGACAAAGGCACGCATGATTCCCCGATTTATTTCAATGGCTGTATCAGAATTGAGGACGCTACTAAGCATCGCTACTCCTAATTCAGTAAAGGCAAAAGGCATGTATTTGAAATTATTTCCTCTTCCTTTGTTCAAGGTCACAATTTGTGTCCTTGAAAGTTCTTCCCGGGTTAGTTCAAACATGAAATCCTGTCCCTCAAATCGCTTTAAATTACGTCTGACAGCTTGTTTCAATCTTTTAGTCTCTGTACCATACATTTCCGCAAGGTCGAAGTCAAGCATCACACGTTGCCCTCTTATCTCGTATATCTTGCTTTGAATCAGTTCAAGGTCTCCCATAAAATACAACTAATAATGTCAGTTTTTCGAAATGCAAATATAATCAATATAAAACACATAAAATCAATTATTCTAACCCATAATAAATTAGAAAAGATGAAACATGTATTTTTTTGCCTCGCGCTGCTGGTGGCAGTGGCAGGCTGTAAGAGCAAACAGAAGTTAGTCAAGTCCGAGTTTATCGAGAAACAGACCATCGACACGATACAAGTACCGGCCGAGCGATCCACGCTTACCGGTACTTTGTCGTATATACCCGGAACCGGAATTGTATTTACCGAAATAGACCAGAAACAAACACCGGGGATCGAGACCTCTGTCTCCATCAGCGGCGACACGCTGAAAGTAGAAACACGGACACAGGAGAAGAATATCCCCGTCGTCACCGCCTCGACTACCGTAGAAAACAAATATGTGGAGGAAAAAGAAAACAACGTATTTAAAAAGATCATAGAAGCAATCGGATTGATAATCGTTCTTTTTCTTGTCATTTTGCTAATTCGGATAAGTCCGAGAAAAGGATAAAAAAAATTTTTGATTGAAAACTTGTTACATTTGTTACATTTGTTACAAAATAGAGATAATAATATGATAATAAAGATATTATATAATAAAAAAGTTGTAACAAATCTTGTAACAAAATCGGAAATTGTAACAAATCGATTTTTGCGTTCCCGAATTGTAACAAATTTTTTTTACGAGAACATCTCTTGTAAAAAAGTTTGTTACACCGTGAAACGCTTTACACATCGGCTTTTTGAAAGATTTACCCCATCATGTAACAAATGTAACAGGATTTTCTCGCAAGTCACAGGATTTTTTTTCGGACAAAAAGAGAATATAACGATAAAAACACAAAAGATTTTCAATAGATTACATTGTTTTTCTCAATAAATTCATTAAATTTGAAAAATCGTAATAGCTTTATTATTAGCTATTTAAAAATTAAGTTGATTTTTGCAACCATTTTCGGACATAAATAAAACATTAAAAAAACAAATAGACATGCAAATCGATATTGTGACGAACAAAGAGATAGCGCGTCGGTTGAAGATCAGCGAGAGCAAAGCGTGCCGGTTGGTACGGCTGTATCGCGATGCGCATTCTTTGCCCAAATATTCGCCTGTCGAATGGGTAAAGTTCTGCGATTTTCTCGGTTTGGAAGTTAAACCGAGTTAAAAGACGGGCAAAAATTTCATAAATTGCAATTCTTGCAGCCTCCGGTAAGAAGATACCTATATTCGTTCCGCATGATAATGACGAACGAATAATGAGTGCTCTAAAATGGCTTATCGGAGGCGCTGCCCTTCTTTATTTATATAACAAGTTTTCCACGGCAACGGCATTGATGAAAACGAACATCGAAGTCGTGGGATTCCGTTTCTTTTCTATCAAGTGGGATTATACCACGGTAGATATAGATTTCCAACTGCAAAACCTTTCGCAGAACAGGGTAGTACTGAACGGCATACAGTTCAGCCTGTATTTAAACGGTACGTTCGTCGGATCGTCGAGCCAAAGCCTCAATAACGTAGTTTTGGAATCTTACCAGACTGTGAAGGTACGGGCACGGGTAAGCCTGAAAACCTCTAAACTGCTCAGCCTCCTGAATGCTTATTTGGCGACGAACGCCAGCAAATACCACATCGATGTGTCTATAAACGGACGGCTCGGAGCCAACGGAACCAGCTACCAGTTTACCCCTTCTTTCTACGTGCGTATTCCTTCGCTGGTTTCTCTTGTGGAAATGATAAAGAACCTGTTTTCGAGCGGCGACAAAGTGACCGATGTCGCCCATGACAAAGACGCGGAAGTAACCAAAATAACCTCTACTACGGAATGATAGCACAAGCAGAACATAAAGACACGATAATCAATCGTCAGGGAAAAACGAAGGATATCATGCAGGCAGTCATCGATTGCTACAACTCCGACTATGCACAAGTTCAGGAGTTGGCCGATAACCTTCCGGGGAATGATACTCTTTCCCGTTGCCGGGCTGTTTTCGATTTCGTCGACAAAAACATCAAGTACCAGATCGACCCTTTGCAAAAGCAATGGATCAGAACCCCGGCGAGGTTATGGAGCGATGGCGAGGGGGATTGTAAGAGCTTTTCGATCTTTATTTGCTCGTGCCTCCGGTGCATGGGTATTCCTCACTTGTTCCGGTTCGCCGCCTATGAAGGCAACAGCGACCCTACGCACGTCTATGCGGTTGCCATCGACGAAAGCGGAAAGGAGATTATCGTCGATCCCGTATATCGGGACGAAAACGGAAAAGCCGTCTTTAACAAAGAATGTCCATATACAAAAAAAATAGATATGAAAGGAACCACAGAAATAAGCCGGTTATCCGGTCCCGGCATCGGTTACTTCACCGAAACCGAAATGATCGAGATACAGGGCAAGGAATATTTGCCCCGTGTGGAGCAAGACTTTTTAATTAACCTGAACGCGTTGAATACCTTGTATAAGGGAGCCGTTGCAGCGAATGACGAAGCATTTGCCAACCGTATAGAGAACCTTATGGACGTGGCGACGGTGGCTATCATGCTGTACGAAAATGCGGAAAACGGAATAGTAGATGCAGAGAAAGGCATCTCCTGCCTCCGGGTGATGTACGACGAAGGGGCCTTTAACCAGCCTGTCGGAACGACCAACGAGCAACGTTCACAGATGATGAACATTATCCTCGGAGCGGTTATCCAGCAATCACCATCTGTCGCGGCTAACGAGGACGATATCGATTACCTGCTCGAAGCTACCGGCATCAGTACGCCGGGATTCGATGCTTCGGAGTTCCTCGGTAGCGATGTGGCTGTCGGGAGGGCTTCATACCGCCAGATGAGAGCGGCATCCCTTTCGGGTCCTACACCGACGCAAAAAGAAATAAACGATATGGAAAGTACATTGTTCGAATCGGCTGAGTACTTTATGTATTCATTTATTCCCGATAAGACTCTCGACCAATTTCCCGATGCCGTAAAAAACAAGAGATCCTATTATATAAGTTTATATAAACAGATACGGGAGTCTGGTTGCTTCACGGAAACGAGGTGTCTGGAAATAATAAACTCTGCAATATATAGCCGCCATTCGATGAGTGGAAAAGAATATCTCCTTGAAGTTAAATTAGGGAATATTCCCGTCGTTGCCGGTTGGATAGCCATCGTATCGTCAATTTTGGGAGTTTTAAGTGCTATTGCCAAATTCTTCGAAAAAATATTCGGTAATAGCGAGGAAGAGACAAACGAAAAAATCAGGGTTAACGCACCTTCTACGACAGACGGATTTGCCGGTATTGTCTCCGATGCAGACGACATTATCATTCCAGATACAGGAAGCGGAAGCACCGACAATCCTCTATTCGATTACAGCCAGCCGACCGGAACAGTCGCCAGCTCGAATCTTCTCGGTATTCTACTGGTAGGCGGCGTATTGATGGCTTTGATATTCGGCGGAAGCAGCGATAAGAAAAAGAAGAAAAAATAACTTTTATAAACCCTCTAAAAAATAAAGAAAATGGCAAAACAGAAAAAGTACCCCAAACAACCGAAGATGAAAAGCTCGGTAGAGGTTTGGAAACGCTACGAAGAACGTTGTCGTGAAGTAGATCGCTACAATAACGAACTCAAACGTAAGGAAGCGGAGAAGAAACGCATCATCGACAAAGTGCGTAAAATGAAGTAAGTAATTAACAGGTAAAAAAGATTGTTTTATGAAAAAGAAAACGAAAACGGACAGAATCGTTAAAACTGTCCTCGGTGGAGCCGCAGGCGGCGCCATCTGTCAGGTGGTGAAAGGGACCATCATGAAAGGAAAGAGTTCTTTATATACCGATTTGGGCTCTATCGCCATCGGTGCGATCCTTCCTTCCCTTGTGAAGATGGACGGTATCGACGAATTGGGCGCGGGCATGATAGGAGCGGGAGCCGCAGGCGTGATCGCAAGCTCGGTCCCCTCGTTGGCCGGTACTCCGTTCAGCAGATTCAATAATGCCCTGTACGGTGCGAATGCGGCTTATCGCCAAAGCATTATTGGCAAGGGTCAAAAAAAAAATCAAAACAGCGTCCTAATGTAAAAGGCACGCCGTTTAAAAATGTCTTATTTTAAAACAAGGTAAATTATGAATAATCAATTTATAGCGCCTTACCTTCGCAAACGTTGGGAGGACGCAAGAAAAAAAGTGCAGACGCTGAGTCCCGAACTTTTCCCCCAATCTTCCTTTTTACGTATAGATCAGACTCTGGTAAACGGAGTAGGCAACTATGTTTTTGATCCCATGCGCCAGAACGGACAGCAGGGTACATACGGGCAGTTGTTGAACCGTAACGACTTGTTCCTTGCCTATGGCATGGGGTTGTTCCTGATTTACGAGATGACAGCCAATCCGGGATCCGCCGTACTCGCCACTTCGTTATCCGATCTCGTTGCCAAAGCGAAGGTAATGGGTTCAACCGACACAATCCCCGTAGATGTTCAATGCGTTTATGGCGGTTCGCTTCGTTTGCAAACCGGAACGACGGTAACATTCGAGGCTTTGGAAACCTCTATCTTCAACGTATCGCACCAAGCAGCCAACAGCGGAACAACCGATGCCGCAGTCGTATCGCTCGACAGTTCCGTACTCGATGAGATTTTCTATACCCCGGAAATGATCGCTTTCGCCGGAACGAAAGAACAGACTTTCAGTCTGAAATTCCCGTGTGCCAACACATCGGTATTCCAGCCGGCAAGTTCTCCGAAAGGCTCCGTAGGGTTGAGTCTTATTATGCTCGGCTTCCTCGTGAAGAACGGAGCTCTGTTGCTCGAAAACTACAAGGGCGACGTGAACGACTTCCTCGCCCCCGCGTGATGATTCCATAATAGTGTCAGACCATCGATTTCCCGGAGTGACCTCTATCTCCGGGAAATCTTAAAAAGAAAAGAAATGAGGGAATACGTTATACAGAATGTAGACTTTATACAATTAACTGTAAATCCGGGCGAAAACCGGGTTTATTTTCCCGTGTCCACCCATTTGCAAGGTAAAAAAATCCTATGGCTGGAATCTTATTATGTCGCTTCGGGCGTAACCTACGATTTGGCGGGGCGTTATCCTTTGTTGATGTCGACCGGCATATATGTTACCCTGTATGACATGGACGGGAATTTAATCGTCGATTCTCTCACTATCGATTATTTCAATTCCTTCTCAGGGAATAACCTGCCGAGAATAGATGCCGTAATAGACTGGGAGCGTTCTTTCCTGTCGATTCAGACAGAAGTTCCGACCGAAAGCGTTGTATTTTTCTCCGTATATATAGGATCGGAGAACTTACCTATCCCTTCTCAAAGAAACATCTATAACCTGACCGTACCCGTTACCTCCCAAATGGAAGATATAACGCTGTATAGGAAAGTACAGGCATTGGAAGGGAAAAGAATAACCGGTATATATGTATCTTCGGACGATACGTCGGATATATTCAATTACCCGAACTTCATCGAATCGGGATATCTCTATTTTGTCCCCAAAGACAAATCCCGTTTCCTTAACTGTGTCCCCATCACTTTTTTCTCCGGCTTGGAAGGAGTATTGGAAGCGGGGACTTTATCCCTTCGCAGAAAATTCATTGCGCCGGTAGAGATCGATTTCAACCGTAGCAAAATATATATAAGATCCACAGATAGCAGAGTCCGTAATTTAAATTTAGCTTTTTGTTATGAATAGATTAGAATATACACCTTTTACCGGAGCCTATTCCATTTCGATAGATGTTTCTCAGGCTAATCCCGGAGAACGTATCTATCTGCCGGATACCCCGGTATTGTCCGACAAATTCATTACGGCGATGACTGTGTTCGGAATCAGTTACAGTTCTTCGAACGTTCAGGATCCGGACGGTAACGTCATATCTTCGAATAATGTCGGACAGTTTTTCGTCACATTGGTAGATTTGAAAAACGATGACTTTATTTCGAATATCCCGTTATTCTATTTCATGTACGGAGGCCGGCAAATCCCGATCAACCGATACCTTGTACTCCCGAACTGTTATCTGACGAAACCGAAAACAGGAAACACACAGCATATCCTGTTGACGTTTTACTACACCTATACTCCCGAATCCTTGTGCAAAAGACAGGATTGTTTCGAGAAATTGAAAATACAGTCGGTTAACATTCCGGTGTATTCCAATTCGGCGAACAAGTATTATTTGCCGGATAATAGGGTGTTGGTGGATAAGAAGTTTAAAAATATCTATGCGACAATAACATCTTCGGACGTTTCGTCGCCGGACAGCATACCTATTGTTGCGCCGATCAATTCGTTTTTGACACTGGTTTATAAATCGGATATCATCTTGTACCGGTTCCCCGTATTGTATCTGTCGCAATGGAACTCCCCTTTCAGGCTGAATATGGATAATCTGCAAGCCGATTTACCGAGTTCCTATATAGAGCTCTCCCAAGATATTGCCCAGACGGTAGGGGATAAGGTCGTTTTCTTAAATTTTGAATACGAAGATTAAAAACTGACAGACTATGATACGCGGAAAAGAAAATCTAATCGAATGGGTGAAATCGACGCCGAACGTGAAACAGATACAGATTCGCACCTCTCCCGGCGCTGATGCTTTCCAGTTCCAAAGCGAGGAAGGCGAAAATAAAAAGACGATGGAAGATCGACTATCCCGAACCCTCGAATATTTGGAGCCGGGAAAATATTACATCGAGATGTCCGACGGAAACTCCCGGAGAAACTGGTATCGGGATTACTTCGTGCTGGAAGATGATGTAACGTCCGTTTCCTCCCAGACGGGAGCAGTGAATATCGGCGGCGTGCCTTCCGATGAAGTGGACCGGAGAATCGCCGCGGCACTCGACGCCCAAAAGAAAGAGTTCCGTATCGCCGAGCTCGAATCGAAGGTAAAAGAATACGAAGAAGAATTAGAGGAACGGGAAAGCCCTTTGCAGTCAGCGATCGGCCGTGTAGCCCCTTATCTTCCGGCTATCCTCGAAAGGTTCTTCGGCCGTCCGGGCATGCAGGTAGGCGTTGCCGGAACTTCGCAGCCTATCCGGGTTCCCGTCCCGGAATCGAATACCGACGACAACTCCCGGATATTGCGGATCGCCGAACGGCTGGCAGCCATCGAGCCCGATTATCTGAATTTGTTGGAAAAACTGTGTGACAAATTGGAAGAAAACCCCGCTCTCTTGGGCATGATTAAACAATTCGCTTGATATGAAATACAATCCTAATTTCTTCAACAAGGGCGTTTTTCCCCGATTTACCGGAGTTTCGGTATATTCGCAACCTTCATATAGTTCGGAGTTGCTTTACACGGTCAACGGGTTTGTCGGCATGTCTGACGGCATGTTTGAAACGGTGGACGGCTGGAACTGGTATCGGCTCGGCGCTGTCGATGGAAAAAATGTATGGGGTTGGGTGCGTGAAGATTATGTGGAATTGAAATCGGTTAATCCTGCCGAATACAATACGGCACAAGCCCGGTTAAACTTGATTATCGAGAACGATATGAATAGTTTAACTTACCTCCTTATCGGTGCTGAATATTGCCGTCGGTTAGAGGCAAGAGGCTATAATGTAACATCTTATAAGACAAAGATTCGAAATCTGTATAACGAAATTATAGAGAGAAACGAATATCTAAAAGATAGCGGGCTGGTAGAAAATGTAAAGGAAGGACAAAGTACATTGACACAATTTGCCCCGGCATTGTTATCTATCGTAAATAATACGGCATTCGTCGGAGTGGTAATTTCTACTACGGCATTGGTTACTCTTATTGTCAGTGCCGTAGTTATTTCTGTCGGAGCGACAATTTATTATTTCTCGAATGAAGCCCGATTAGAAGAATCTAAATACACCTATAAGGAGAGCAAAGAATTAACCTCAGTTCTTGAAAAAGTAGACCCGGAAATTGCACAATCTATTCGCAATGATATCAGTCGTCAGGTTCAGGAAGCCGAGGCGCAAGGGCATACGAACGGATATTGGAAAGGGGCTTTTAATCTGAACTTCTTTTCTATCCTCAAATATGGAGCCATTGCCGTAGGTGCAGTGCTCGCTGTTAAGTGGATAAAAAACAATTTTTGAGATGTTCTATTCCGATAAAATATATGATTCCGATTATTGGCCTCCATTTATACCCAAAGGTGTAGATATAGAGGCTTATATGAAAATTCGTAATATAAGGATTACGAATCAGAATTTTAAAATAAATACTTGGAATTATTCCGCCGAAAGTGTTCCCCGTTTGACTTCGGAGAATCTTTCTCATGAATGGCCGGATTCAACGCCCTTTTGGGAATACATAGAAGCAGCCTATAAAAATGCGGCAAAAGGATTTTCGGAAGAATTACAAGGGAAACGGGTTACTCGGCTTTGTACCTATGTAACCCTCCGTGCCAGACCTACATACGAATCGGTTTGCATAGCGGAAATTTGGAAGGGATATTGGGTAAAGGGTAATGATGCTTTTTGGTATCAACATGGTTATATCAACAATGAATTAACCCATGCTCCAAATCCTCTTATCTTAACGGGGCAGTTCGTCGATATGCCGGACGGAAGATGGCACTATGTTTATCTTGACGAAGGAGTCTATCGAGATACATCTAAATTTTATTGGAAGTACTTGCGTCCAGAGGCAAGAGATGATGCATATAGGGAAGAATATTTTAACTTGTTTGGAGAGTACCCAGACGAAGAAACAGCAAAGAAACCCGATTTTTCCAAAGCATACTTTCGATTTGGATTTGTACGTGAGGACCTTATCGGATATTTAGATTTGGGAGATAACCCGGAAAAGGCTGTAATATCAGTAAAGGAAGTTCTCGACTATTATAACGAAACCGGCGATACACCTACCGATAACTGGTATGATGAAAAATTAAAAGCGATCGGAGAAGAAAAAGGGATAGATTATTTCCCTCAAAAACTTGAATATTACCGTCCTCTTTATCCTCCATATCCTTATCCGTGCTTCTACGAATACGATTACGAATATTACGAATACCCGGAAAATGGCTATTCTTATATTTATAATTTATTGCCAATTTCTCGTTTAAGACCGAATGTCGAGGATCTTTCGCTTTTGGTTTATGTAAAAAATCCAGATATACCCTTTCAACGTGTCAACGCCTACCAAAATGGAGGCGATCCCGATTTTATGGAAGATTGGGCCGACGAAATCAAAGCCAATATGGATATCGAGAATGGGACTTCGGACCATAACCCATCTACGGAAGTCGTCGAGAAAAACGTATTGGCCGGAGCCGGTGTATTGGCTATCGGTCTGTTGTTGTTGAAAAATAATATGTAGCGATATGGTACGGAAAGACAGAAAAAAAAGAATCATCATGCCGTCCCGGAATAATACCGTGCTTCAATCCCCGGAAACCTCGGACGATGGCGCCCTTGACGGTGGCGGGTTCGATGACGTGGTAGTCACCGGTCAGGATTTGAGCTGGAAGAAGTGGGCAGTTGCGATCGGAGCGGTAGCCCTCGTTTGGTTTTTAGTCATTCAGGAAGAATAACAATATAAATAACTATGTATCATGTGGTTCGAAAATAAAGTAACAAGCAATAAGGAAGCATTCTTGCAGAAGGTACGACTAATCTGTGCGAAACTGGGTATAGAGCCCGATTGGCTTATGTTCGTCATGAACTCGGAGAGCGGGTTGAATCCGGCGGCTTATAATCCGAATGGCGGAGCGTCGGGCCTTATCCAGTTCATGCCGGACACAGCGAAAGGGTTAGGTACGACGACCGAAACCCTACGGAAGATGTCGAATGTCGCCCAACTCGACTACGTGTATAAGTATTTTTATCCGTATCGGGGCAAGATGAGCTCTTTGTATGATCTTTACCTCGTTACCTTCTTCCCTGCCGCTCTCGGTAAACCGGACAGCTATGTGTTGCAAACATCGACACTCCCGGCGAAGGTGATAGCCGACGCAAACCCCGGTATCGATTTGGATCACGACGACCGGATTACCGTCGGTGAATTTAAAAGGTGGATCGATCTAAAAAAAAAAGTATGGGGTTAGAAACCGGATTCAACGTATTTGTCATTGCTGGATCCATCATTTGCGCCGGTATAATATTGTGGTACATTTTTAAACGAGATAACGATGATTAAGCCTCTAAAAATCATATATAAGAACACGATCCGAACGTCGAACGGGACGATCGAGAACGAGGGAACAAATTCCCCTTCGATTATCATATTCCGCAATCAAGGCACATCGATAGCCTATGTATTGGGAAATGTGAAGATATTCCCCGGTGAATCGTGGCAGTTGAAAAATGATCCCGGAATCGTAATCGAAAACAGCTTTACGGTGACATTCGACACATCGGTTCCCGGATTGGAAAACAACTTGGCCGTTATTCGCGGATATTATAAAGATTAAAAACATTTCTGTTATGAACGAATATCAACCCTTAGACATAAATAGGAACCCTATCGGGGTTTTGCAGCCCGGAAAGCAATATTACATTGAAGGAAGCGGGGATTCGGTAGAATTGCCCGAAGCCGGTGTGTATATGTTGAGCGTTGAAAGCGGAAAAGTCATACAAATCGATTACCCGGACGGCACAGACAGCCGGTTAGTTTTGGCTACCGGAACGATTATCAGTTTCTATTTCCCTGCTGGAACGACTATTAGTGTCGGAGATGAAGATTTGCAGCTTAACATCAATAAAATGCGGTAAGCCATGAGTTTAGGAAGATTGGGATTAGTCCAAGCCGGGCAACCTTCGAAGAAGTGCCCCACGCTTGCGGAGATGACAGCCGACGCTACGGCCACGGCTGCCGATATTATGGCTGGAAAGACGGCGTATGCACGGGGAGAGAAGTTGAGGGGCACACTCGTACCCGTTACCAAAATCGACGTGGCAGCGGAGGGGATTAAATTCTCTCATTCCACATTTGAGAATGTACCAGAGATATTCGATTTCTCGAATGTGACTGAGTTGTCATTTTTCTTTGACTCCTGCCAATCTCTAATTTCTTTACCCTCGAACTTAAATTGGGAGAAAATGGCTAATGTTGTGGCGGCTTTTCGTGGCACAACAAGTCTAAATGATGAAGTAAATATAGAGCCGTTAGATGTGCTGTCATTAGAAGGAATTTTTCAGAGAAGTAATATAAGTAAGATCTTAAATTTATCCGTTCAAAGTGCATATACCGCATTTAATGCCTTTGAAAGTTCAAAACTAACGGAAATAGGCAATATCGATTTACCGGATATCGTCACCGCAACATACGCTTTTTCAAATATTCCTATCGTTCATTTCCCGAAGATAAATATTCCGAAAATTGCTAATTGTAGCTTTATATTCTATAATAACCAATCCATGCAATCTCTTGAATACTGGGATTTTTCGAACGTAACAAATGCGGTCAATATGTTTAAAGGATGCTCGGCTTTGTCGTCGATCGGCGATGTGATATTCTTGCACACCGCTCTATCGCTGGCAGATTCCCCGAATATCGATGAAGAGACTTTGAATCGATTCGGAGGATTTGCCAATGCTGCCGGAGAAAGCGGTGTAGCTCCATTAAAATCTTTGGGACTACCGGCCGCTGCGTTGACATTTAACACGACTGCACAAACTTATTTGGAAACAGAAGGTATCATAGCGAAACTGACAGATGAGAATTGGACGGTTAATTTCGCCGATTCGATGTAATGGATAAAAGAACACAATCAAACAAAACCTCATAAAAAACAAATACCCATGAATATAGAAGAAAAGACCTATCAAAAGATTACTCCCGCAACGGAAGGTAATTACCTGACTACCTACCGAGAAGGCGATGATATAAAGACTTACGAGGGAGTAAAAGCGATGTACACGCCGGCAGACTTCGACGCTTCGTCTGTAAGGGAGATTACACCGGAGCAACATCTAAGCTACCAAAAAGCCAAAGAACAGGCTTTGCAGGAGGAAACAGAACAGGGAAATAATGCTTAATAACATATATATGCAGGAAAGAAATGTAATCTCCGGCATGTTGGCAAGTTGGCTAACCTCGTTCATCGAGTTCGTGGAGCCGGTGAAATGGTTCATCGTGGCAGCCCTCTGTTTGATTATCGCCGATTTCAAATTTGGGATAGAAGCCTCTAAAAAGAGGGGAGAAACCATACGGAAAAGCAGGGCGATCCGGCGTACTGTCAATAAGATGATCGACTATATATGTTGGATATTGGTTGCAACCAGTTTCGGAGCTGCATTCGGTCAACCTTTCGGTATTCCCATACTTCCGGCTGTTGTCCTGTTCGTGATCTACGGCTGTGAAATAAATTCCTGCTTCAATAATTATTTCGAATCAAGAGGCAGCAAGTTTCGGATCAATATCTTCAAATGGTTCAAGAACAAGGCCGATATCATCGAGCCGGAAAGAAAGAAAAACGTATAATAGCTTGCATAATAGAATCATACGATATATATTTGCAGTAGGATTACAGATATTTATATAACAATAAATAAGAGCGTGCGAAATCACCTAAAACTACCCTGTGCGAGCGTGATCTCCTTAAACTAAAAGAAACGAAAGTAAGAACGTATTTAACGGAACTACCTGAAACACGAAAATGAAAAAGCCGGTTAATCACCGGCTTTTCTTGTTTTTAATAAGATATCGGACTTTCCATTTGTGCTTTTTCAAGTACTTCAAGAGTTCTTTATTCTTTATCTGATAGTCGAGATGTATCGACACGGATTCTTGGAAGGACTTTTCCGCATTTCGTATGCTGTTCCCGGATACGGCTAAATCGATGGAGGGACAATAGGCGATATAGGCATTAGCTTGTTTGAAGATGTAGATATGGAATACCCCTGTAAGAAGATTACCGGAGATTTCTATTTTATCGGTACGAGGTCGCATAACGTTTACGAGTCAATTTGTTTATATATGATTTCGGGTGGAATAGCCGATATTTTCGAGAAGGCGAAAAGTTTCTTTCCCAAGTCTTTCAGCGAAGCGCCTATATGGTAGATTTCCCCATCGATGATTAGGAACCGATCGTGCGCCTTTGTGTATAACTTGACCTTTACAGGCGAATATTGAGCGTTGAATCGCTTGATGTCGAGCTCTAATTGCGGAGTGATCTTATCCGTATAAATCACCACCGACACCGATTTTTCTCGTTTCCCGAATAAAGTCAAGACAGATTCGTCTATATAGTTGTCGAAAAGGACGATACTTTTTCGGGCTGACTTGACAAGATCGCAAACGAATTTGTAGGCATCGAATATCTGGCCGGCAAAAAATATTCCCTCTATTGGCGGTAAGGAATGGCGGACGAAAAAATCTACTTGGCTGCTGAGCCTTTGTATTTCGGAGTCGTGATCTCTCAGTCGGTTATCAATTCTTTTCTCTAAACTGTCGAGCTTTTGATTGATGGAATAACCTTTCAGCATGTATTCTTTCAGGACTTTGTTCGCCCACTGGCGGAACCGCGTACCTCTCTGACTCTTTACCCGATAGCCGACGGATATAATTACATCTAAATTATAATATTTCGTACGGTAACTTTTCCCATCACTGGCAGTTGTAAAGGATTCCTTGACAACTGAATCCCGATCCAATTCTTTTTCTTTGAATATATTACCAGTGTGTAAACTTATATTTTGCTTGGTCGTTTGAAATAATTCGGACATTTGTTGTTGTGTCAGCCATACGGTCTCATTTTCTAAACGGACTTCCAGACTTACAGCCCCTTCCGGTTGGTATAATACGATTTCACTCTTTTGTTCCATATCTGAATAGTTTTTGCAAATGTACATAAATAATTAAAAAACAGTGTCGAACTTCTGAATAATGGGGTTGGCTTGCTCGATGTCGTGCGGCGTATATATATCCGTGATGAGAATCGAGGAATGCCGTGCTTGATCACGGACCGATATATTATCGATCCTCGCCCGTAACATCGATGTCACCCCGGTATCTTTCAATGAGTAGAATTTGTATGACACAGGGAATCGAAGATTTTTTCGGACGTAATGTGTCCAGTAGTCCCGAAATTGTTTCTCGCTTCTCCATTTCGGGCCGGGGGTAAGACCATCGGAAAATAAGTAATAATCACTCGGATAAGAGAAAGAACCGCAGTCTATCATCAACTCGATAATTTTCCGATTGATAGTCAATACTGCATCTTTGTGATTTTTTGTATAGTCGCTGTGAAGTAGGAGAGTGCCGGCCTTTACATTAAAGTCGCCGATACGAATATAACTTATCTCTTTGGGACGTACAAAACAATAGAAAAGAATATAGCAAGCCAGTAGGAAACGTTTGTTTTTGGTTTTTAGATACTCTTGCAAACGGATCAAATCGCTTTCAGAAATGACTGTGCGCTGTTTCTTTATGGATCGTTTAGGGATAAGATCTATTCCGTCCGTAACCTTTTTATCGACATAGCCATGTTTGAGTAGATATCCGGCAAAAATTCGCAACCATGAAAGATAGTTATTCCGGGTTTGTGCACTGTTTTCTCTTTCAATGTAGATATGCTCGATAAACTCGTTTATATACTCCCGATTGAATTGATATATATAAGTAATGGGAACTTTTAAAGAGGCGTTATAGCGAACGAGGTTTCTAAGGTAAGAAATATATCCTATGTAGGTTTCTTCCCTCAAAACGCCATCAGTACGCAATCGAGTAATATAATTTCTGTATTTATCCGTAGCTTCTGAAAATAAAGCCAGTCCTTTCGAATGACATTCGTTAATCCACGGATTCCACCCCCGACGGAGCTGTTCATGAATCCGATTGATTAAATCGGCGGCGTATTTTCTTCGATCTGAAATTTTGGGTATGTGATTGATCTTGATTCTTTTGATTTTAAGTTTTCCCGCAATGGGACAAAAAGCGTAGAATCCTACATACCAATCGTTACCGGTTTTCCCGGTATAAAGTTTTGGAGGCGTATAGGAAATTACCTCCGAAATCAGGGAATTTTTTTGAACAGACAT